AGATGATCAACCCCTGATAGCTTGTGCCGTCCGGATTGAAGTACGTAACGGTCTGCTGGGCAGTCCACGCGTCACCCGGCGTATGCGCCGTCGGGCTCATATTGTTGTCGTAGGCGTAGATGCAGCCGCTCGAGAAGTGCCCCGTCGTCGGCACCACAACCCAGCCGGGGTAGCTCTGCACCGTCCCGTTCTGACTGAACCGCACCACGTCCGTCGTGGTGTTTGGGTTTGGGACTATCGGCGTTTGCCAGTTGCCCGAGCCCTCAACGGCGTACTCGATCTTGTAGGCGATCGAGAGCGACCGCAGCGAGCCATCGTCCTTGGACCAGAAGACGCCGTTAGGAAACTGAATGACGACCTTCAGCCCCTGCGTTTGCGTGCCTGTGCCGTTGATGACGACGGGCACGCCAAGCTGGTTGTTGATGTCGTATACACCATTCGCAAGCACTCGCACGTTCTGCGGGTAGCCGTTCACGATGTTGTTGAAGTACGGGATGGCTGGCTGGACGTTGGCGCCGTAGCGCACCATGTAGGTGGCATCGGTATAGTTCTGGATCGAGTTGCCGTTGATCGAGAGGTCAGAGATGCTGACCGCCGGCCCCCATCCCAGCGACAGCAGCACGTTCATGTAGTTGCTCTGGCCCTCCGCCTCCACGTAGCTGGCGATGATGTTTCCGCCGCTCAGGTAGGAGCCATAGCCCTTCGGGATCGGCGTGCCGCCGCTCGCCACTGTCTTCGGACCGGTCGGGTCGAAGGCCGCCGAGTCAGAGCCGCCGCCGGCATGCGGGCCCATGAAGGCGTTGATGAGCAGGTTGCCGCCGAGCGCGACTGCGGATCCGATGAGGCTCGCCGTAGATGCGCTGACAAGCCCGCTCGTCACCGAAGCACCGAACGCTGCGAACATCCCAGGCGTCATAAGCCCGTAGGTGAGCGCTGACGCCGCCACCAGCACGGCGATCTCGGCGAACATCTTCCCCATGCCGCCGCCGCCCACGTTCGGCATCACCACCACGGCCGCGCCCGGCTTCAGCGTGAACGCCTCCACCATCTCCGGCGGGACGACGAAGCCATCAATGACCGCGACATTCTTCTCGGTATCAATCCCGGCCGCGCGCAGCAAGTCACCGAGCGTCTGCCCATCGATGTACTGCACCTCGCGCGTAGTGCGCGAGACGATCGGCTGGAAAGGATTGGTTATGTGATGAAGGAGAATCAATCCGGGCGCCCTCGATAGCGGTAGAAGCCGACGATGCGCCGGCAGTAAGCAGGCGAGTCGAAGCGTTCCACGCACACGCCCACGCTCTCCCTCGCGTGCAGCATGCGACAACTATCGAGAATCAGGCCAACATGGAACTCATACCGCGGATTCACCGAGCGCAGCAGTATCCCGTCGCCCGGCTTTACCTCGTGCGGCTCGAGCGCCTGCCACTCATCGTGCAGCGCGAAGCGTAGCAGTTCCGGCTTCGATGGAAAGTCGGTTGGATCGTGCCCCATCCGCCGCAGCACGCACTGCAGCAGTCCCCAGCAGTCGTATGCCTCGGGTCCGCGGGCACCGTCAACGAAGGGCTTGCCGATCAGGTCGGCAATGTATTTTGCGGAGAGGCTCAAATCTGCCCCGCCACGCTCGCGCCGTTGCTTCCAATGCCCGGATAGCCGCCATAGCGCAACTGATTCCCATGCGCGATGCAGCCATTCGCCCCATCGAACGACAAGTCACACGTCACCAGCGCGCCGCTGTATTGGCACTGGACGCTCTTGTACTGCCACTTGCACGTGCCCTGGTAGTACAGATACTTCGGGAACAGCATCCGCAGCGGGCTCGCGGCCGAGAGCGTGAACGTCACCCACGCCGGCGAGGTCGTCGTCTTCAGGATCGTCGTCTGCAGCGCGAGCTCTGGCTCACCCGCCGGGTTGTCCGTGTTGAGCACGTAGATGTTCGCCGTGGCGCCCACGCCGCCCTGGTACTGCACCAGCGCGCCTTCCACCATCCGCGCCACGTTGGATATCTTCAGCGAGATCTGCGGCAGGCTGCCGTCCGTGCCCGTCTGCGCACCCACCAGCTCAAACGCCAGCGGCTGATACGTCTGCGGGCCCGCGCCGTCGCCCGCGTCGAACGTCACCGCGTCCGTGTTGCGAACGAAGCGGAGATGCTGCCCCTGCCAGTTGAAATCGACCAGCAGCAGCCAGGGCGTTGTGCTGGCAAGCTTGTACTTGTCCGCGGCAGCGGCATGCGAGAGCGCAGCGAGGTTCATTAGAGTTCCGTCACCTCGAAGGTCGCGTGGTACGTCTTCTGGCCGTCCGCGATGCCAGCGTCGCGCATCTGCACGCCCTTCGTAAATCGCACCGGATAGATGAGCGGCGAGAGGCCCGGCATGCGGCCGTTCGGATGAGCTGAAGCGACCAGCGCGAGGCCGACAGAATCGACGAGATAAACAGCCGAGCCGGCGGCGAGGTTTACGGTAGTCGAGCCGGCGGAATTGTCCGCGACCGCGCCAATCGCAATCTGCAGCGTCGCCTTGGTCGCTCCCGATTGTGACGCTACGATCGGTATCGTGGCCGAGATGTTCACCCAGCCCGAGGTTGAGTTGTATTGCTGGGCATAGGCCCGATTCACCCGCGTCCCATCCGAGTACGTGACGGTCGCCAGGATGTACAGCGGAAGCGCAACGTTCGCCGGTGGCGCGTTCGTCATGTTGACGTACGCCTGCGCGAGGTACGAGTCGCCGGCGGAAACACTCACCGGAGCGCACTCCACGCTGGTGAGAGTCTGTATGTCCTCTCCAGCCGTCAGAGTGATTGCGTTCAGCGAGAACTTGATGGCGTTCGATCCGTCATATGCGTTTGTCGTCTGACTCACGCTGTACGGATTGCCAGCGCCGGCGAGAACCTGCCAGCCGACGAGTTCGCCATCCGGCCCGATTACCTCAAAGCTTCCATTCCGGATCAGGTTCGGCAGATAGAACGCGCCCGCCCCACCCTGCACGGTGAGCGTCTCGAACCTGTCGAGTGCCCGCACGTCCTCCGCAGACAGAAACTTATAGCTAACGCCGAACGTCCTCCGCAGCCGCGTGAATCGTGGCCGCGTCGCCACATACCCCGACTCCATCGGGTCCTTCAGCGTTCCGTCCTCGAGCTTGCGCGTCGATTCAAAGCTCGGCGCCCGGCTTATTGATGGGAAGATGGGATAGTCGGCCACATTGCCGTTATGCCGCTACCAGCGCGGACCGCGCCAGTTTCGCCACGCCCACAGCAGAAACATCGTCAAGCCCACCGCCGCGGTGACGAGGGTTGCGCCATAAACGGCATTCACGAGGGCGGCGAAGATGTCCGGCTGATCCATGCCGCAAAGGTTGGCCGAATCATGGAATCAGCGCAAACTAAAGCCGTGCCCTTTATCAATGTCACGGTCGATGCCACCGATCTTGTCGCCGAGCTCGGCGACGTGCGCCAGAAGGACATCCCGTTCGCCACCGCGCTCGCCCTCACCCGCACCGCGCAGGATGGAGCGATCGAAGAGCGGCGCCGCGAGGCTCAGGTGTTCAAGCTGCGCAACAACTGGACGCAGCAGAACACGAAGGCTCAGCCCGCAGAGAAGGCGTCCTGGCCCATCACCTCCGCTGTCTACACCGACACCGCGAACTCATCCACCGGCGCGCCCGATTACCTGCTCCCCCAGGAAGAGGGCGGCGAAAAGGTTCCGTTCGGCGGGCACGCGCACATCGCCATCCCCACCAAGTACCTCCGCAAGTACGCGCCCGGCGCCATCCCTCAGTCCATGCGCCCCAAGAACCTGCTGCCGGCCGACGCCGAGCTCGGCCGCGCCTACCGCGTCAATGTCGCGGCCGCTCCCGGCGCAAGAAAGTTTCAGGGCATCTCGCGCAGTGGAGCGCGCGCTCTCGGAAGCACCAACGCCGCCGCCTTCGTGCAGGTAGATCGGCGCGGAACGCTCTGCATTTTCGTTCGCTCCACTGAGCAGAAGCACGATGCCGAGCCGTGGTACATCCTTGTGCCCGAGGCCACCATCCGCGCCCGCCTTGGCATGGCCGAGACTGTGGCGCAGGTTGCCGATCAGCGCTTCGAGCAGCACTGGGAAGATGCCTGGAGTTCTATCCGCGGGTAACTTAAGTGCTTGACTCGCGCCGCGACCTTCGGCAGACTGTTGCCCTATGCGTAAGGCACTATATCTCGCCGCCGTTTCGCTGGCATCGCTTTTCTTTCTCCTGCTGCCTTCAGCGAGGGCACAGGATGCGACGGTGACCTTCTACACGGCGCGCCCGTTAGGTGATGCTCAGAAGGCGTGGGGCGGCTCGGTATTTGATGGGAGACAGGATCCCCAGCGAATGTTTGAGATCGGGCGGAGGATGTTCATTACTCTACATCTACCTGCTGGGCCTCATCACTTTACTGTCGTCGCGGACTGGAAGCACCCGAGAGGGGAGGGCTCCCTCGACATCGATCTAACGGCTGGCACCGCTTATTTCATTCGGCTTACTTCGACAGTGAAGATTGCTCTTGTGCCCTACTCCGAGAACGCGCTGCTCGCGTCCGAGAGTTGCGGCACTGCCAGGTTGCAGGGAGACAGCTACAAGCCGCTTCCTGCGAAGTACATCCTGCCATCGTATCGCG